AAAGTGAATATGAACCAAAGACGGCACAGGATCATCCTCGTAAGCATTCTGCTGATAAGGAAGCATTGCAGTATGCTAGACCGGATAGGGGTGAAAGTGCTGTTGCAACATTACTGCCTTTAAATCCGTTTAGATTTACAGCAAGTAGTGCAACGATATCAGTTTTTGAACCTGACCATGGACGATCAAGCAGTGATACTGTAAGATTCAGGGATGTCAGTGGAAATATATTTGGAGCTGACATAGATGAATTGGAAGATTCCGATGGATACAGCATTACAAAGACAGATGATGATTTTTATACCTTTGCAGTTTCAACAGCTGCAGGAATAACAGGCAATGGCGGAGGTGGATATGTTTCTGCTGGACCGGCAACATTGAGTGCATAATGACAACATACGCGGAATTAACAACACAAATTTTAAATTATACGGAAACAAGCACTGATGTTCTGACATCTACAATAACAGATGACTTTATAGAACATACAGAGAACAGAATATTAAGAGAAGCTGATATTGATGCGTTCAAATCACACCAATATGCAACTTTAACGTCTGATAATCCTTTTTTATCTTTACCAGGTGGGTCGAATCCAGATCCAACATCCTTGGCCACAATCAGGACAGTTCATATTTATCCTGCTTCAGGAACAGCAACACGAACATTTCTAGAGCAACGTGATATTAGTTTCATGAATGAATACTGGCCAGTTAGAGCATCTACTAGTACACCAAAATACTGGGCATGGTGGGATGAAAACTCAATTTATCTTGCGCCAACGCCAGATGCAGCGTATAATGTAGAAGTAGGAATTACTAGACTACCAACAAGATTGTCCAGTTCTAACACAACCTCATGGTTAGGAAACAATGCCCCTTCGGCATTGCTTTACGGATGTCTTGCAGAAGCCTTCAAGTTCTTGAAGGGACCAGCGGAAATGCTGCAATTATATGAACAATCATATCAACGTGCCATACAGGAATTGATGATAGAACAACAAGGAAGGCACCGAAGAGATGAGTATATGCATGGGGAACTAAAAGTACCAGGCATGCAAACACAACAGAAATCCATAGGAGGATAAACATGGCAATAACTCAAGCTGTCTGTACAAGCTTTAAACAGGAAATTCTTGTTGAAACGCATGACTTCACAGCCACAACAGGGGATACGTTTAAAATTGCATTGTATTCAAGTTCAGCTACTTTAGGTGCTTCAACGACTGCTTATTCCGCTACAAATGAAGTTTCTAATTCAGGAACTTATACGGCTGGAGGTGGAAATTTGACAAATGTAACACCAACAACAAGTGGAACAACTGCTCTTACTGATTTTTCTGATATATCTTTTACATCAGCAACAATCACAGCAAGAGGAGCACTAATTTACAATAGTAGTGAATCCAATAAGGCGGTATGCGTATTGGACTTTGGTGGCGATAAAACGTCAACAAGTGGAACATTTACAATTCAATTTCCAGCTGCTGATTCAAGTAACGCTATTCTACGACTGGCATAGGAGATTAATTTATGGCTCTAGTTTTAGACGATAGAGTAAAGGAAACCTCGACTACGACGGGAACAGGTACGCTTAATTTAAGTGGCGCTGTTTCAGGATTCCAGACTTTCGTTGCAGGCGTTGGTGACGGCAATACGACGTATTACGCCATTATTAACCGTGATGAGGCTGAATGGGAAACTGGTGTTGGAACTGTAACTGATGCTACAACTGATACTTTAGCAAGAACAACTGTAATAGCAAGCTCGAACAGTGATAGTGCTGTAACTTTCAGTGCTGGCACAAAGGATGTATTTACAACCCTACCTGCAAGCAAAGCTGTTTATGAAGACGCTAGTTCTGATGTAACTTTACCTAATGATCTTATTTTAGGATCTGATTCTGCTGTTTTAAAATTTGGTGCTGACTCTGATACAACTTTAACACACACAGATGGGACTGGTTTAACTTTAAATAGCACTAACAAACTTCTTTTCAGAGATTCTGCTTTATATATTAATTCATCTACTGATGGTCAATTAGATATTGTCGCAGATACAGAAGTACAAATAGCAGCTACAACAATAGATATTAATGGTGCAGTTGCACTTAATGGCGCTATTACTGGTGCTACTGATATTACTTTATCGGGTGAGTTAGATGCCGCAACATTGGATATATCCGGTAATGCGGATATTGATGGAACAACGAATTTAGATGCAGTAGATATTGATGGAGCAGTTCAATTAGATGCAACATTAACAATTGGTGCAAATGATCAAGGTTATGATGTAATTCTTTATGGTGATACAGCTTCGGCTAATATGACTTGGGATACATCAGCAGATGATTTAATATTTAATGGTGGTGCAGGTTTAATTGTACCAGATGGACAATTTACTTTAGGTAGCACAGCAGTTACCTCAACAGCGGCTGAAATAAATTTATTAGATACAGCATCAGCAAATAGCGTTGTTAATAGTAAAGCAGTTATTTATGGTTCTTCTGGGGAATTAGCAGGAACTTTATCAACTGTAGCACAAACAAATATTACTTCTTTAGGAACCTTAACGGCTCTTACTGTAGATGACATTGCCATAAACGGCAAAGTTGTAACCATGACAGGTTCAAGCAGTGATACAGCAGTATTTACAGCAGGAACAAATGGCACATTAAGCATCGTAACAACAGATGCGGCTGCGGCTGCGGCCAATATTCAAATAACGGCAGACGGTACAGTAGATATTGATTCAGCAGGTGTTTTAACTTTAGATTCAGGGGCAGCAATAAATATTGAACCGGCGGCAGGTTCAGCAATTTTACTGGACGGTACAATTAGTGTAGATGCAGGAGTAGTCACAGGGGCAACTTCAATTACATCCACTGCTTTCGTTGGTGATATAACAGGAGACGTAACGGGAAATACAAGTGGAACAGCCGCTACAGTGACAACTGCGGCACAAACGAACATAACATCATTAGGAACTCTAACAACTTTAACTGTTGATAATGTAATTATTAACGGAACAACAATTGGGCACACGAGTGATACAGATTTAATAACATTAGGTAGTGCTATTGCTACAGTAGCAGGTGAAGTTTCAATGACTACCCTTGATATTGGGGGAACGAATGTAACATCAACAGCAGCAGAATTAAATATTCTTGATGGAGTAACTTCAACAGCAACAGAATTAAACTATTCAGATTTAACAACACTAGGAACAAGTGCAGCATCAAAAGTATTATCAGCAGATTCAAATAATCTAACAAAAATAACAGGTGGTGTGTACTTAGAGGAAGATACATTGACCTTTGACTCTACGCAGGATTGGGATGTACGAGCATCTCCAGTTGCACAAGTGACATTGACAGCCAATGTAACCTTTGATGCACCTTCAAATCCAACAACAGGACAGTATATTTCTATTCTTTGCATACAGGATGGAACAGGTTCAAGGACAATTGCGTGGAACGCCGTTTTTGAATTTACCGGAGGTACGGCCCCAACGGCTACTACAACGGCAGCCAAGGGTGATTTATTTACCTTTAGATATCACAATTCACATTGGATAGAAGTTGGAAGAAACCTTAACTTAACAAGGGCTTAATATATGGCATTTTTAATAGGTGGAGCTAATTCTTTAACAGCAGCATATGATGTAGAAAATTCCTTGCGATTCCCCGGTGAGTCTGCTGAATTAACTAGAGAACAAGATGCCGGAAATAGGAAAACTTGGACTTGTAGCTTTTGGCTAAAAGATAACGCCTCTACTTCCAAAAAACCTTTTTGGGGTACTCCTTCGGAGGGTGACTTCTTTTTTATGAATAATAATAAATTAAATTTTCAACATGAAGGTTCTTCTGGTTCAAATTTAAGTACAGTTAGATTGCTTAGAGACCCTTCAGCATGGTATCATTTAGTAATAGCTAGTGATACGACTCAAGGAACGGCAGCAAACAGATTTAAACTTTATATTAATGGCTCACAATACACTTGGGATGATGCCACGACCTATCCAGCCGAGGATTCTGAATTTAAAATATGTCAAGATGGTGAAAATTTTAGAATTAACGCCGGTCATGCTAATGTAACATCAGGCGGTTCCCAGATTTATATGGCTGATTTTGCTTTTGTTGATGGAACTGCTTATGCCGCAAGTGACTTTGGTGAAACGGATGAAGATAGTGGAATATGGAAACCTAAAAAACCATCTGTAACTTGGGGAACTAATGGTTTCTTTCTAGAATTTAAACAAACAGGAACAAGTGCCAATGCAAGCGGTATGGGTGCAGATACAAGTGGAAATGGTCTTCATTTTACTGTAACCGACTTGGCCGCAATAGATGTTACAACAGACACGCCAACGAATAATTTTGCTACCTTGAATCCTTTAAGTGCAACAGCAACAGCTTTTACTGAAGGTAATGTACACGCAACAAATGATAGTGCCGTAGGAAGTGCTGCTGGTACAATAGCACCCTCAAATGGAAAATGGTATTTTGAAGTTCAACTTTCTGGTGCTTGTAATTTTTCATCAGGTGTTGTTGATGTAGATAAGTGGGCAACTACTACAGATGGGAACATATATGATTATGACGATAGTGGTGCTGTTGCAGTATTAATTGAAAATACTGATAATTTTATTGTTGACTATACTGAAGATACTGCAGGGGGTTCTAGATTACAAAATTCAGTTAATTTAAATACAGCCAAATATGGTTTCGCTGTAGATTTAGATAGTCAAGGATTTTATGCTTCGGCCAATGGTAATTGGTACACAGGAACTGCATTTGATGATACTGATTTTTCTAATGCAACAAATTTAGCAAATGATATACCTGCAGGTACACCAATGGCTTTTTTTGTTAGAAACGCAGATGGAGTTGTTGCAAGATGTAACTTTGGTAATCCCGGCGGTGCTGATTCTATATCAAGCGGAAATGCGGATGCCAACGGATACGGGAACTTTGAATACGCAGTACCTAGTGGCTACTACGCCCTATGCACCAAGAACCTAGCGGAGTACGGATAATGGCTTATACAACAATAGACGACCCATCAGCACATTTTCAGACAGCTTTATATACAGGTAATGGTAGTGATGACTATTCTATAACCAATGATGGTAATTCTGATTTACAACCAGATTTACTTTGGTTTAAAGAAAGGGGTGGTACACAAATTCATCAAGTTTTTGATTCAAGTAGAGGAATAGCTAATTCTTTACGCACTAATGATACTGATGCAGAAAATGCAGATAGTCCAAATGATAGATTAACTGCAATTAATAGTGATGGATTTACTCTAGGTGATGACGGAAATCCAAACACTAATACTAGTGCCTATGTAGCTTGGCAATGGAAAGCCAATGGTGGAACGACATCAAGTGTTTCAGCGAGTGGTACAACTTTGGCGAGTACCCATCAAACAGATTCAACAAATAAATTCTGCATTATGACTTGGACAGGAAGTGGAACGGCTGGGCATAAAGTTACACACGGATTAGGTAGTGTGCCAAAATTAATTATTATGAAAAGAAGAGATTCAACAGATAGTTGGCCTGTTTATCATCATAAAAATACAGCCGCACCAGAAACGGATTATCTTCATCTAGATGAAACTATTGCAACCGCAGATTCAGTTGACAGGTGGAACGATACAGCACCTACATCCACACTTATAACTTTAGGTGATGCCGGAGCAGGAAATGCCGATGGTGGAACATATGTTGGCTATTGTTGGGATGAAATACAGGGCTACAGTAAATTTGGTAAATACACAGGAAACGGAAATGTAGATGGGCCGTTTGTCTATACAGGATTTAAACCTGCCTTTATGATAGCTAAAGAAACTGGAGCTGTTAGAAACTGGACTATGGCAGCTAGCAAAATGCAACCAAAAGGTAATGGTAGTGTTACAAATTCTCATCAACCAAATATAGCTGGTGCTCAAGACGCAAATGAAAGAATGGATTGGCTTTCTAATGGTTTTAAGTTAAGAACAATATCAACAACTTGGAACACTGATAATGGAACTTTTATATATATGGCATTCGCAGAAAACCCATTTGTCACATCAGGAGGAGTGCCATGCACAGCAAGATAAGGAGAAAAAATGTACGCTTTAGTAGAAGATAATGCAATAACAAAAACCTATAACAATCCTAGAGGGATGACGATAAGAGGTGTTCAGTATCCTCAGAACATTCACAGTTTGTGGTCGGAATCAGATTTGAATGCCATAGGTATTTATACGGTTGTCTATGATGATACCAATAAAAAAGACGAAGAGTGGTACATCAATACCAATCAAACATTGGCCTTTGCAGGTGGAGTTGTAACAGCAAGTTATGGCACGGCTACGGCTAGAGCCATTGCGGATAGAAATGAGGTTGATGATGATGGCAACCCATTACTAAATGATAATGGAAATCAAATTGTTACTAAAGGCTTAAAGACAGTTAAAAAGGAAATATTCGATAAA